CGAAATAATAGTTAAAAAATGGAGGATTTTGTCCCTCTGATTGTCCCCTGACATTTTCAACCCAAAAACAACACATAAATCATGAATTGCAGCGAGAATTATTACGAGTTGATAGGCAGCATTGAAGCTTATCCGGACGATGCGGTTACTTTCTCCCGTCCGTTTAATATGGAGAAAAAAAGTGACAAACCTGATTTTTCTGTTTCGGGCGACCGGAAAATTTCCATTGAAATGAAACCGAAATCGGGAAGCTTGAAGGAGAGCGCGGAAACCAGCGTGGCCGGTGATTCTTACGAAGTGACGGTGAGTTGGGAGGTAGAGAGAGTGACACGCGAAACGTATGCACAGCTCGATTCCCTTAAAAACAACACTAACCATTTGATTGTAAGAACATTTGGCGACGGTGAAATGTTTGTTCGCTCTGTGAGCGACGGATATGAGTTTCAGTATGAAGAAGGCGATGGCGTGATTTCGTGCACACTCACCATCCGTAACCTGACCGGCGCACAGCGTGTGGTGTGACCGCTACACCTTATTATATAATATTGCTTCTTTCTTTCCGTTGGAATGCCGTTCCTGCATACGTATGTGGGGCGGCATTTTTTCTTTGGGCCTTTCTTTTTGAGCGCGTTTTTTCTTTCTTCATACAGAGAATTTTCATCTTCATACTGGAAAGATTATTCAATTTCTTTGCGCACGACGCAAATTCACTCTTTTCAAACAAACTCCGCGTGTTTTACAACATGCTCATTCTTAGCAGGTTTTTATTTGCAGAGAAAATCCGTTCAATTATTCGCATATTTCTGTAATTCACGCATTTAGTCGTTTTTTGTGTCCTTCATTACCGCTTCGCGCGTGCGTAATTTCGTGATGTAATCAATTAATTATCAAACGAAAATGGCAGCAAGAGCATTTCACGAAATCATGTCTACACGATTCTGGGACTTTTACCCGGAGTCTTTGCATGCTTACCGGAGAACGATTCTTGACAACATTGCCTCACACCGTCCTTACGAGAAACCGGAAGAGCGGACCGACCGTCCTTACTTTCTTTCTTCGCGCAACGGGTTTACGGAGAAAACCTACGTAGGTAACTACGACCGTATAACCTATTGGTACGACCTGGAAGAAGACGACCGCATCATTTCGGTTATCGACGTGCAGGGCCCCATTCTTCGTAATGGCGACCTGTGTTCCTACGGAAGCAAGGAGCACAAAGACATTATCATGCGTGCTTCTGACGACGCACATACCATCGGATTCATTATCGAGA